GACGGATCTGTGACTGCTCCAGAGTAACCTTGTGAGCCTACTGCACTTAATGCCATGATTTTTCCTTTATTTTATAATTAGAATTTTAAGAATGAATAGTTTGTTTTTCGACGAGCTACCCTTTCGGACTCTTCTAGTTATAACGCAACTAACGGCTTTCCAAAGCTGTCATCGGACCTAATAAAATAGGCTACCCAATATACATCGAATAGCCTATAAATTATGGATTGTCAAGTCAGTTTAGAACTAACCATACAACTTGCTGTACAATTCAGCACGTTTCTGTAGCAACTGCTCTCTTTTTGCCCTATCTAAAGGCTTCATTTGAGCTGGATCAGATAAAATTAACTCTTGGTTCTGAGTGTCTATATCTTGGATCTGTGATCTAATGTTAATAGCACTGTTCTCAGCAAACCCATTTGCAGGGTTGTTTTTAAGAGATGGTAAAGAATCTCCTGATACTTGAGCTATTTTATGAAACAACTTAAGCATTCCTGGGTGGTTTGCTAAGGTTGGGTCTTGTACCAACTCAGTTAACTCAGGTATATCTTGTGCTAACGCAGCAAATGCTTCCTTACTTTGTTTTATATTTACATCGAAGTCTGCCTGCCAATCAGCTGAAAGAGTTGCTTTATACTCTTTTAAAATACCACCAACAGACTCCTTCTGTAACCTTTCTTGTTCCAGCACATTCTGTACTGTTGTTTGGTACATAACATCAAACTGACGTTGACTCAAACCCATCTGACCAGCCATATCAACTATTTTTTGGAGACTGTCGTCAGTTATGTCTGGATTCATATCTTGGTACTCCTGTGGTAGCCCAAGCTCATCCATATCCGCTACAGTGTACTCATCATTTTCTGGACGCATGTTAGAATAAAACTCATTCCAATTATCGTCTGTCCAATCTTCTGATGGTGCTTCTAGTCGTTTCTTACCAAGAGCACTCTGTGCATTTACAAGTTGATTAGCCAAGGACTGTAAATTCTCTGTCTCTTGGAATGCTTTGTATCCTCTAATATCTTCAGGTAACGTTTCAACAAACTGCTTATACGTATCTGGAGATGAAAAGTCTAACCCTGTTGATGGTGCAGACTCCGTTGTTTGTGGTGTAGTAGCTTCTGGTGATAAACCATCACCTAGCCCTGTTGATTCAGTTTCTTCACTCATTATTTTCTAATTCTAATTTGTTAATTAATTTTTGAGGATCATCCTCAGCTATTAAAGATAAAAAAGTCATTGCAAGTCTACGCCTGCCTTCAGATTCTCTGAGTTTATTGTTATCAGAGTGAAACACTGGTTTTGTTACGTGGCACTCACGCAGTAATACTTTAAAGAAACGCTTACCTGCAGGCGTCTCAATAATAGTAGTCAAATCATCTTTTAGCTTAGCACGCTCTCTAAGCTGATCAAGGTTTCTTAATTTCATTTATATGTTCAACAGATTACCCACTTCAGGATCTGCTTGTTTCGCTTGTGCGATATCTTTAACAGCTCCTGCCATTTGTGGTGCTTGTTGCATGACCATCTGTGCTTGCTGTGCTTCTGCCGCTGCTTCGTTCTCAGCGTCAATCTCTTCTTGAGATCTAATAACTGATGGGCTTACATTTCTATACTTAGCGTAACTGTCAAACAGTTCACGTCCATTTATAGACTGTAACAGCTCTGGCTTAATTTGAGCAAGTGGTGCTAGATCACGCATAAAGGCACTAATGTCGGAAAGTCTTGTTGCATACTGTGCTTGTGCACTTGGGCTAGAATAGGAAATTTCTAACTCCTGATTCTCTAAAGATGTTGGAGCTGGAGGCAACTCATTGTTTCTGTTTAATAATTCAAAAGTAATTTCAATAGCTGGTCCTAAGTACTCATACTCCATTCTATTAAGAAGTGGTGCTAACTGATTTAACATCTGACCACGAGTGTCTTGAATCTCTAACACAGACTGACGCTCTTTCTTCTCTTGTCTGATAATCTGATCTACAAAGAATGAACGATTAATTGTTTCTCTGTACATCTGTATCATCTGCATAATGTACTGAGGTTGGTTTCCTGCTAAAATCGGAGCTGGTTTCTCACTACCTGGCTCGTGGAACATAATCTGTCTAGAGCCATACTTCATAGGAAGCATGATACTGTCTTCTTCAGCAGTGAGTGTTGGGAAGTTTAAGTACTCAGCAGAAGTCAAAGCTTCTTTTACCATCTTATTCAGTACACGTATTTGAGACAAACATGTGAATGCTGGTCCACGTCCGTATACTTCATCTGCTAGTTTAGCCCAACGTGGTACTAAGAATGTAAAGTAACTAGAACCACTGACTGAGATTGGGTCTCTAAGTTGAGGAGACCAATAAGTGACGACGTACGGTCTTTCTTTACCTATGCGTCCACCCTTCTTCGCTTTTCTATCTGTGTTTGGCTCGATTGTGTAAACAAGCTCGTACTTATCGTGCACTGACTTACTTGGGTTAAATCCTTGCATGTTCTCAATATCTGGGAACATCTGCATTAGTTGTCGTGCTGTTTTGTAGCATCTGTAATAAACAGTGTCTACTTTACCGTGTTGGTCGGTGTCAAAAAATACATCTGCTAGTGGTCTAGCTCTAAAATTAACTACGCCGTCTATGTAAGATACTTGAACTGGTGATGTGCCGTACGCTCCAATGTCTAAGAAACACTCGTGTGATGCAGAGTAGAATTGTGATTCTGGTAACGAGAACTCATGTAGTATTCTATCTGAGACAGCCTGTAGATATTCAATCTCTTCTGCTGACAAAGCACCTGAAGGAACATTTTTAACCTTAAGGTACATCCAACGATCAGATTTTGGCACCATATTAGATGCCAACCCATTAGCAAACATTTGATTACACCATACAGCAGTGTCATCAAATATCTCACGAGAACCATCATCTTGCTTCTGAGTGTGTCCGTGATCAAACCTGTTTGAGTTCGGACGCACATACTTCTGCGAGTCAAGAAGCATTGTGTCAAGGTTAGACCTTAACAACTTAAGTTCTTCATATCTTTGCTTATAATGCATTATAATCCAGAGCCATATCCAAAGCCAGTGCTTTGTCTTTTACCCTTCTTCTTTTTTCCAGAAGCGGTTGAGGCTAACATCGCAGGCGAAATAACGGTAGCTCCTGTTCCAGCTTTAGCTTGTTGAATTGGTGCCGCTACTGGTCTAGGTGGTGGAGCAGCTACAGCTCTTTTCTTAGCTGCTTCTGCTTCTTCTTCCATCTGAGCAGTTTGTCTATCAATTGCTGCTATTTCTTCTGCTGCTTGTTCCTCAGCTCGCTTTGCTGCTTTTTTAGTCTCTTTATAGGTTTGGTACCCTTTATAAGCTCCATACGCTGTCGAGGCTACTGCTATCCATCCGAATGACATAATAAATCCTTTTGTTTTTTGGTTAGTAAATTTTCATCAAAATCATCAATTGTTAACTCTTCTCTGATTTCATCAAGATCAGTTTTATCTGTCTTAAACACATTCACCCATACAGCTTCTTCTTCAACAAGTATTATTCTCTTTGTTCCTGCTTTTGTTATCCCAAAGCAAGGACCTTCTATTTCTTCTATTCCATCGTCGGATACAATTTTAAGAGAACCACTTAATAAGAAGTATGGGTGAGTCTGTTTGTGTGTCATTGTTATATGAAACTGACCTGCAGGCATTGTGATCTTGCGGATATACATACCATCTGCAAAGAAATGCTCTAGTGGATTCATTCTATCTATCTCTGCACGATCTTTAGTAACACCCTCCATACCAAGTATTTTATGACCCAGTAAGATTGCCTTGTCACGTACAGACATGTCCCCTGTAAGGACATTATTTATTTCAGCTAGTTCCATGTTTACTATACTGCATAACCTTATTACATTAGAATGTCAAGTGCTACCAACTAATATTTGTGACATCATATGTATGCTTTGGTGCTTTCTTGTCAAGCTTAGGTTGTTTTAGCCCAACTGCCATTGTTCTGAAAGCATCAGCACCATGTGAATTTGAATCGTGGACAGGGGTTTTTCGGAAAACCTGTTTTGTGGAATCCCAATCTTTATGATAACCCTTGAGTGCTTCTAGTCCTCTGGCACATG